GGACTCATTCCGGTTACCTCTTTTGAGCTAACCGGACTCATCGTTCTTCGATGGAATGATGAGGGCTATGCCTGGGATCACACGTATCGGTTGGTCGCGGCAAGCGCGACAGAACCTGGCGAGGGCAGCCGCACCGTGCCTCTTGGAGAGAGGACGGATGCGGGGTGCTGGTCTCGCCGACCGAAACATTGTGATCCGTTTGGCTCGCTCTGGTCTTCCTCCGTCCCGTACCCTCTTCGTCTGACCGCCGTAAGCGCGATAACACCTTTCGGTGAGATCGCACTTCCAAGCAATCATTCTGGAGAGGGGGACCTCAGTGCCTGCTGCATCGGTGATATCTACCTGGTCAAACTTTCGTTTGACTTTGTAGAACTCACCTACATCAGCAGGCGCCGCGATCATGGGACGGGGGAAGAGGGACTCCTCTCGGAATGCTCTCTTGCCGGCAAGCATAATACCGATCTCAGTCGACAGTCCTCTGGAGAGAGGGACTGCCAATCGTCGACGCAGATCGTTGCTCACCGCAAGACCTCTCCCAAGGTATCCAAGCCCTCCACACTCCACCGGAAGGTGAAGTCGAGGATCCTTGACTACCCATGGGAAGAGGGTACGTGTCACCCGTTCCTGCCTCCGCATCATCTTCGGACCAATACGCGCATCTGCTGGCAGAGGCGCATTGGCGGTGAGTGCGGGAGCGGGAGGGACGGCATATACAAACATTCCACACGTTCGTTCTCCTTCTCTCCGTGTCGATCGACGTTTCTGAACAAGCATCTCACAGAATACTCCGTGAGACTTAGACACAAACGTCTTCGATACATTCACGGAGGCGCCAACCATTTCGATCATTTGTTGGTACTCACGGAACTCTGCATCGCAAGAGCTCACGGAGGTCAAACCCAACGCATCATCGCCATGGCTGGCGCCCTTTGTGAATGCCTGGACAGCCCAGGCGGAGACCCACGAAAGGACAACGAACGAGAGAGGAGTCCCCATCGGACTCCCCCTCTTCGCGAGCCACGTATCGTCTCCATACGACCACGTGGCGAGCGGCTCTGCTCCGAGGGACCTCAGTGCAAGGTAATGATCCGAGATTCGAATCAAACCAGCACTGGTAAGTCCCCCGATGACGGCCTGGATGGCATCATGATTAAGCCCGTCTGTTGCTTTGGACAAGTCCGAAGAAACAAGACGGGAGTCAGCATGACACCATCCCAGATACTTAGAGAGAGAGTGGCCAGGCGATGGCCGCCAATGCTCCTTTGGAAGGAGATTAGCGGATCGTCTAATCCAGTCACCCTCAATGAAGGTAAGCGCGTCGGGTACACCAATGACACGCCACTTCATTCCAGGCGCCGGTATGGCCTCCATCCTCAACCTCGAGTTTTCACGCTCCAGGCGAAGTTTGAAGAGCCCTACCGCACGCACGGCTACGTATCTGTCTGCACTCCAAGTCAGCCCATAGCCGACTTCTCTACGCACAAGCGAAAGAGAAAATCGGCCAAGGGAATCTTGGGCGTTCTTGAGAATGTCAGGATGTCGCCGTACGATGTCTGGAATATCACTGAAAGGGATATCCTTCCTTTCAGTATCACACCATTCATCGAACGGGTCAATCATCCCGACAATCTCGGCAATCCAAGAACGTCCAACGGAGTACAGATAGCCATCAATCCCGCCTCGGGAACCTGGGTTCTCGAAGCAGGAGGCAGAGGAAGAGGGGAAGCTCTTCGGTACTTTGATACGACGATGAATCACATTCGATTCAACGAAGTCATGGAGGTCCCGAAGAGCAAAGTCCGGTGTGGGATCACCTTCGTTCTTGCTCATCTCAATCGCCTCTGCGATTTCATCTCCTTTGACAGGGAGAGGGAAAGCGCGGTGCAATCGAGAGAAGGCAAGGCCATCGCCGGAGTTGCGTCGTGCAAGCGTGCAGAGACACTCGATGATCCTCTTGGGTATGAGGGGCATCGAGGGTATATCATTCTCTGCTCGCAAGGACGCGGCTCGAACGACGTGGCAAAGATTCTTGAGCTCCTTCGCACAGAAGACCCAACCGCGAGCGGTAACGGTCTTCATGTACCAAGTGCGCAAGAACCAAGAAACACGAAGGGAATCCCAGCCAGAGTGAACCAAACCTGCCCAAAGAGCACTCCAAACTCTTTGGACATCAGGCATATCGCCTCTACGGTGTCGGCCCCCCGTAGGAATCTTACGATTCGTATGGGGGCGCTGCTCCGCGAGAAGGCTCTTTACAAGTGATGGAAGTCGCTTGTAGGTGTTCCTTTCGAG